TGTTAGGGTCTCTGCCACTAAACCTTCCTGTAGATGTCATGTGTTGTGTAAGTCTCACATGTAACTTGCCATCAGGCTTTAGGTGTGTAGTGATACCCTCAACGAATGAGGATAGGTATGTCTCAACAGCAGATAGCCTACGTATATTACGTAAGAAATCTTCTGCTTCCTTCATACCATTCTGCTTGGCAGTCTTCTCTAGTATCTCTATATTAATCTTACTAGTAGAGAAACCATTAGCACTGACCCACTTGGCACTAGGTGCATTGAACTTCAACCCTGCTATCGAGTTAGGAATATCAGTAAAAGTGTGACCATCGCCATTACATGTAGTACATCTGCTTGGTTTAGCATAAGGCTTTCCATCTTTCTTTACCTTTCTTATCTCGCCATAACCCCTACAATCAGAGCAGTGGTTGGCACGTTTCTTGTATACAACTTCAGAGTTATCCTTTACCATCTTACGATAAGATGTGTCACTCATATATGGGTCAAAGTAATTCCCCCACATAGCTTTATCATATGGCTTTCTACTATATATTAACCACGATAGTTGCTCAGGGCTATTCAAGTTAATTACAACATCACCCATAAGTTTCTGTGCTTGTGTGTTCAACATAGTTCTTAGTGTCTTCTTCTCTTCCTCAAACTCCTTACGAACTTCTGCTAATGCTTTAGCATCAACCTGAAACCCACGTTGGTATATCTTAGCAAGAGTAATAGCAACTCTGTTAGTTAGTAGTAAACTTTCTTGCATACCTGAACAACCCTTAGTGTTCATCTTCTTTACAATCTCATCACTAAGTTGTTGAGTTGCATGTAAGTCAGCAGATAAATACTCTGATAGTTCTTCAGGTGGTATAGCATCTACACCTACACCCTTCTTGAAATACTCCTTGAGTGTATCTTGTTTCTTAGTAGGTAAGTCATATCTTTCTGCACATGCTTCAAGAGATAGTGGTTGTTTCTGACCACGTAATAATATGTACTCGCCTAGCATAGTATCAAAGACAGGACCTGTGTATGCAAACCCACACTCCCATATCCACAATAAGTCATGGACAATATTATGTCCTATCAATATAGTACACTCATCTAATAGTGCCTGTACTTTCTCGTGTGCATCTTCGTCTACATCCATTCTAAATAGATACTCTTCTCCCCTGTCAGTAAGACAACCAACCATAACAAGTTTATTGTCTGTCTCAAAAGGGTCAAGGTGTATCTTACCATCTCTATGTGTGACAGTATTCTCTACGTCTAGTGTTAATTTCATACCTCGTACCTCGCTGTCATATAGTTCAAGTTACAATGTACACTACCATGCCATCCTGTCAACTTATTTTTTACTATGTTCAAGTGTCTCTGTGAATCTTCCTCGCCCTGTCCTTCTACCTGTGGGTTCTTAGCAATAAGAATCATCAAGTCTGCTTCAGCAGCTTTTCCTGTACGACTACCTTCCATCATGGCTTGGTTAAGTACAACCTTACCTTCAGCTTCAGCAGATAACTGCGACATGTAAAAGACTGCACAGTTATGTTGCTTGGCAATCTGTCTAGCATGTATAGCATTAGCTTTGAGTGCTTCATCAGGTCTTGAGAAACCACCTGTCCTAGCAAACTTATCTCCCATATCAAGTAGTACAATGTCAGGCTTGTATGCTTTACACACACTCTCAACCCATGACATGTCTCTACCTGTCGCATCCTTAATCTTTATCTTATCTTTGACAGGTGCATACAAGTCACGTGCTTTACTAGGGTTAGCTTTTATCTCTCGCATTTCCATGCCTGTAGATGCAGTAAGATATCTTGCACCAACCCTGTGATAACCTTCCTCGTTACATAAGACAATACAGTTAGCACCTTGATGTGCAAATCCATTTGGACTAGCAATCAAACTCGCATGGAAGGAAGTCTTACCTGTGTTAGGTCTTGCTCCTATCTCAATCAAGTGTCCTGCATTTACACCCTCTACCTTACGTGTCAGGCTAGGTATGTTGAATGTCCAACGTGCTTCCAAATCATTCTTAGATAGTAAAGTATCCATATCAATGTCATCCCATTCAACATTTAAGTTAGGTGTAAAATCATCGCTATACTGCTCAAGTATAAAACGAACATGTTCAAGAGTGGACTTAGTACCATTAACATAGTCAAAGCCAAGATTAGCAATCTCCTCACCAACAACCTGTTGAAACAACTTAGATAATACTTCTTGTGCAATGTCTGTTCCAAGTGCAGTCTCCTTCTTTATCTGTGCAAACAAAGATATGTATGCTTGCTTCTGTGCAGTAGACATAGAAGGGTTATTAGAAATGAACAGTGCTTCTATCTCATCAGGTGTTACTGTACGTTCATATCTATCCATAGCTAAGTCAATGCTTTTCTTTATCTTCTGAACATCCTTACTAAATATTCTGTCAGGACACTTAGCACCTCTATGTTCATCATAGAAGTTCTTGTCCATCAGACTTCTTATTAGTGATAGTTCCATGTTATATCTCCTTTAGGGTTAGTGTGTTGTTTAAATTATTTATATCTTCTTCCAATCTATATTTCAAATCATCTTTTAGTCTTAGTACCTTCACGTCATTCACATAACCTCGTAAGTCTTTAGCGAATGATAGTGTCTTAGTTAGAGCATCAGGGTCTAAGGCTACTATTGCAGTTGAGAATTGTGAGAGATACCTCTTATGTGAGTCAGATAATGATGTACCTAACACAGCTACCCCCACTAGCACATTATGTTCCAAGCCACCCACAATCATGGCACTCACACAATCCTCAACAACTACTGCGACATTACCATGTCCATATACGTATGGCAAGTCACTCGTTCCATACCTCTTCCACTTAGGTAATCTATTTCCTACTGCTCTGCCAATAGCATCAACAATAAGTCCATCATGTTTTACTAAGAACACAACTCTATTTTCTTTCACATCATATCTCATGTCTACTTCATCAGCATTGAGACCCCACTTACTAGCGAAAGCAGTAGTCTCTGACCTGTCATTGTGTAGTACTATGTACTCAGGTAGTACGAATGGAGTTACAGGTATGTCTACGACTGATGGTAGTACTGCATCACGTATGTCCTCGACTGATAGGTTTATTCTTTTACCACCCTTAGTACCACATGATACCTTGTAACAGTTCCATACCAAGCTACCCATGTTGTTCGTAACAGTAAACGTCTTGTGTCCATGACACACAGGGCAGTTGATTCTCTTAGTCATTCCATTAGCTAAGTCTAATTCATTTATCATTTCTTTTATATTCATCATCTATATATCACTTTCCTTGTCGGCAGTTACTTGCTTGTACCATAGGTTTTACGTAGTGTCAAAGCATTATTTGCAGAATCATAAGTATTTTTCATATAAGGTTTCACAGATTGAGGGTTAGCATGACCTGTCACAGACATAATCTGACCCATTGATACCCCTGCTTCCACCATTTCTGTAGTACCTGTCCTACGTAAGTCCATAAGACGTAGTTCATTAGGTATTTTTGCTAGTTCCATCACTCTCCTACCCACTTTTGACAGTCTTACCATAGAGTATGGCTTGTATATACCCCTCACAGGCTTGTGATGAGGTGCTACATAAGGTTGAAAATTGTATTCTTCCCTCTGCTGAACTAACATTTCCAATAAGTCAACTGAAATAGGTAGGTGTACTACACTTCTTCTCTTTGACTGTTGCAAATTTAGCACACTTTTATCATAATCTATGTTAGAAAACTGTAACATTCGCATATCTCCTACCCTTTGACACCATTCGTATGCCATTTGTACTATCAATCCTATGTTCCTGTACTTAAAATCAGAGTATGCTACGTCTAAAAACTGTACGACTTGCTCTTTTGTCCACACAGTATTCCTAACATGGGTACTTTTTCTTTTGAAAGTAGAGAAGGGATTTGTTTCTGCATACCCCATCTCCATTCCATATGAATACACCTTACGTGCTACTGATGTAACTGCATTAGCCAAGTACACACCACGACCAAGCCATATTTCATATGCTCTACGTGCTATCGCACCTGACATCTTCGTAAGTTTTATGTTTGAAATAAGTTTACTATCAACTTTAGTAGCTAATAAAACTCCTGCACAATATTGATAATCATGTTTAGTTTTATCAGCTAACGTATTGAAATCATTGGATAAATAATAGTTATCTACCAAACTTTTCATTGTATTTTGCTGCATTATTTTAATCCCTATGTCCATATTGTTCTACGTTACTACCCATAACAATGCTACACCCATTGGGTGCAAGGTCACAGTTAGGGTAACTAT